AATCTTCCTATAGATACGATACGGCTTTACTTCAGCATCAACTCTCAATTTATTTTTTGCTATTTTGGTTAGCTTGATTGTAATCGTATCGTTAGTGATTACAATGCTGTCTTTGAAGTCTATATTAACAGAATCACGTAGGCGCACAGAGTTAGTCCACAGCGTATCAAACTTGTAAACGATACGTGTGTCGATAATATCTGGATCCTTCTGAATGGCTTTTCGCATATGCCATTCAGCAGAACAGCTACTGATTAGCCCAATCAGAATAAGGGATGTAATAAGTCTTACCATTGGAGTTTCTTTTTGCTACTAGTATTTCTTTTTCATCTTCCCTACCACGCACAATTCCAACGTGAACCCAAGCTGGATTTCCGTGTTTATCTGGGTGTTCAAGAATCAACTCAGTAAATGGTAAGTTGTCCTTAATGTAGTGAAAGATGTCTCTATTAGGAATCGAATTTCTTCCATCCATATCAACGTCAGCAGCCGCTGCCTTAACGTGAAATGAAGTAGGTGATCCTTTTATTGCCTTGTTAAGCTTAGGAGACCTATACCAAGAAGATATATATATAGCAGTATTGAATCTCTCTCTAACTGGATCGAGTATCATTTTAGCAAGATACTCTGCATTGGCTTTTGCCTCAGCAGTCAACTTGTTGGAGATGCCCAGTCGTTTTGCGTCGTGAGAGTTCTCAACTTCTGATTGTTTAAAATACTTACTCTCCATCGTACTTTCTGTTTTTTCTTACCCCACCATCTGCGGAATCACGAAGGAACAACATAGTAAAACCACCAACGATAAAGACAGAGGCTTCTGTTAGTGATGCTCTCTCCATAAATACAAGTACAAAACAAGCTAATATCATAGCCAATCCAAGAACAGTTGTTTTCCAGTTCTTAAATATGCGCTCTATAAGCAAATTCATTTCTTCTGCTTAACGTCCCTGTGCCAACGCCACAGTGTATAGAAGAATGATATAGCCATAACAAACAAACCAGCAATCTGGTGAACCTGTGCCAATGTAAGTCCGCTAATTGTAAGTCCCCAGGAAGCGGCTATAGTTTCGGCGCTATCGTGTTTCATCGCTAGTCAGTTGTGTAGGTAATACTGCAAATATACATTATTCTCCTGTGAGAATCTTCAAGATGTCATCTTCTTGTTCCTCAGTAAGTTCGGGTCTTTTGCCCTGTCTCTGAGAAATAAGTTTAGACTGTTCTATAGCCTGCTTAGAGATACGCTCATCTTTTCGGTCCTCTTTCATCTGCTCAACCTGCTCAAGTTGCTGTGTTTTCTCCTGGTCTTGAATCTGTTGACCACCCATCTTAACTTGCTCTAACTGCATCTTTAGGTTGTACTCCATCTGCATCATCTGAGACTTAATCTGAGCCTCCATCTGCATACGTTGCATCTCCAGCTGAGACTTAACCTGCTCCAATTGAGCCTCTCCCTGAGAAGTTGCCTGTGCTGTCTGAATGTTAGCCTGTGCCTGCATCTGTGAGTTCTGGGCAGAAATCTCTTGTCTCTGCTTGATTCTCTTCTTGCGACGAACCACTAACAGCTTCTCTGCCTGATCAACGTCACGCAACTGGCGGATAGCAATAGCGTCCTCAAGGTCAATCTCACCAGTGCTAAGTGCTACCTGGATGTTCTGTTCCAAATACGCCTTGTCTTGGTCGTTCATTTCCGTAACCACACGCACACCGAAGTTGTACATAGGCAAGTCTCTGAACGAACTTAGCACCTGCATATTCTCCTTACCAATGGCGTTTTCATACGACTTATACAGCACGGAGTTTACAGGGATGATTTGAAGACATTTAACGATGTCTTCGCACACACGGCGGTAAAGTACCATAGAAGCATTAGTAATGTCGTAGATGGCGTTATTTGCAGCCTGCATAGCCTGCTGACGAACGCCCACCAACTGCTCTCCTTTTGGAGTAGATCCGTCCATTACTTCATTGATACCAGTAGCATCACGAATCATACGAAGAGCGTGGTTGTAGATACCAATCAATTCGTTGATATTTCTGATGCTGTTGTCCAGTGAGCGTACCGGAGGATTCTGAAAACTACCATCAACATTCTTGGAGCGATAGTAGAAGATACCAGTCTGCTCGTAGATGTCCTGAATGTCTAGTGGCTGTAATTCACCACCACGTCCAATCTGTACGTTCTCCAGTCCTTCAATGTCGACAAGCAATCCGTCAGGCTTAGCCTTAGCAATCGACTGCTGAATCTTCAGGTGCGTAATTTGCAACTGGTCAGCAAAGCCAATGACGCTAGACACCATAGACTTAGGAATCATTCTACGGATATTCGTAGCCACAACAGAATACGAGAAACGAGTTCTGCTCAAGTCGTGGATATTCTTTGGGATATTTTTCTTTAAACCGTAGTCAAAGATGTATTCTGTACCTACAATGTATTTACCTCCGTACAGGGTGGCGTTATTCATAAATACAGGCTCACGCTCATACACGCTCTGTGCAGGTGGTCTGTAGTTGTAGCCCTTGTAGTAGAATCCTTCGTTACCAAAGCGAGACTTCTTCTTCTCGAAGATAATTGGGTCTACGCTCATAAACTCAAAGTCCATCACCTCGATGGTGTACTCGTCGTATCCGTAGTTGTATGATGTCAGCGATGGGTCAAAGTGCATATCCATCAAGCGGTCTGCATTGTTGCCTAATTTGTTGGCAACAGTTTGAGCCATATTCTTATACTGGTCTTCGGTAAACTGGTCTCCAGCAATACGCTTCAATTCTTGAATTGACATACGCTGGATGTGGCCCATATACACACAGTCTGTGAAGTTAGGGTCGTCAGTAAAACTGTGGATAAAAAACGCAGGGTCTACGTACTTCTCTGAGATTCCGTAGTTAGGATCGTTTTCACGTTTAGTGACAGCCATACCTAGCGTCACCAAGTCCTCTACATTCCGTCTGTAGATACGCTCGTTAAAGTCGTTCCAAGACAGAGTCAATCTTGTTGCAATCTGTGCGGCAATCTCTGCCGATGTTTTAATAGAAGATTCCAAGAAAATTTCTGCTTCCTCGGTAGTGTCTGGTATTGCATTCGGATCAAATCCAACATCAAGCCCAGAGTCCTTAGCCTGCTGGAACATTTGTTTGTTCTCGATGCGAAACCTAATCTTCGCTTTTTCTTTATCTTTTTCAGTTTGGGAAATTGGGTCGATAGCATCTACGTTCGGGTATGGTTCCGTGGACAGAATCTTGTTTACAACAACCTTCACAAACTTTGGGACAATAGGTACCGGAGTCCAGTCCAAAGACATAAGAGCACCGTCTCCATTGTTAGGATCCAGAGACGTTAGAATCTGTTTGTAGATATTGGTATCTTGCGTACCATTTGCGTAGTCTCTATTGATCTGGAATTGCTTCCAGCGTCTGTTATATAGAGACCCAGTTGTTTCGGTACCTCCCCATTGAGCATATACGCCTTTCGCATATTTCAAGCCATATTCTTTCGATACCTTTGTCGTATGTGCCGCCAAAGGGTCAGGAAAGCCCAGACCTGAACTCAACATTGCATCATCTGCCATAGAATGTTGTGTCTTAATATATCCTACAAATGTAGGAATTATCTACTTAGGTCCTTTCCTTTGCGGAAGAACACTTTATTTGAGAAATCTGCCTTCTTAACTTGCTTGACAACCTTCTGAGATCCTAGCAGCGCAAGACCTGCACTGATGGTCAAGTCATACTTGGTTCTGTCGTCAATCTTGAAATTAATCCAGTCCTCTAACGTCCTGTTAAAGTACATCTTACCGTATTCTCCGGTATCATTATTTATACCTACGTGCTCGTGGATATATGCCTCAATGGACTGTGCGTGTGCTTGGATTACGTCTTGAGAGTTTGAAGGAATACCCTTTGACTTTACCGTTACGTGGTTTGTAGAACCGCCGAGGTGTTCTGGCCTATCCATAACGTAACCATCATAACCTCTTGATTCAAAGTATCTTACGATTCCGTATTTGTTGTTTTCTATCAGAAGTGGGAATCCGTAGAACGATGCAGCCATCAGCACATCCTCGTAGAAGATGCGAGCAAGTGGTGGGCGAGATGCGTACTCCGCAACGAACATATTGCTGGGGTACTTCATATTAAACTTCAAGTACATATGACACGCCCCCTTAGAGGACCGTCCATCCACAGTTGCGTCTAGGTCATAGGAGTCAACTCCTCCGCATCCATACATATGGTTTGGAGCAACACGCTTTCCGTTCTCTATCTTTGATATATTCCTATCTTCAGGATTCGGCATCCAGGTAATTCTCCACCTTCCGTCCGCCTCCGGTTTGAATAGAACCTTTGTATCTGCTACGCCATTCTCCCAGTAGAAGTTTCCTTGTACAATTGGA